AACCCCTACTCTCAGATATTGTGGGGGTTAGGCTATATCGAGCATAGGTACGGTAGTCCGTGTAAGGCTTGGGCTCATAGCCAGCGTAAGGGGTGGTATTAAATGACTATGCGAAGCGGTAGTACTCGAGCGTGGAGAGCGATACGAGACGACATACTCGCAAGGGATCAGCGCACCTGTTACGTATGTGGACAAGAGGCCAACGAGGTAGACCACCTACACCCTAAGAGCAAAGGCGGAGGAGATGAGTACGAGAATCTCGCCGCAATATGTAGGCGTTGCAACTTGGCCAAATCGGACAAAGTGGGAGGAAAATCCTTTTTTTTGACCGACCGAACACCCCCCCGTTCTTTTGCAGTCTCTAATTTATCCGGTATGTCCGATTTAGTACCAATTCAATCCGATACAATTCAGGATAATTCGGACACAGTCCAAGAACCTGTGGAAAACTCCGAGAACGCAAGGGGGGCGCTCGTAGGGAGTGCTACGCCACGCGTTCATAGCGCGATCTATGAGGCAGACACGGAGAGAGCCCGGAACGCTATCGAGTTTGCTAAGGAAATCGGTATTGAGCTAATGCCGTGGCAGATTAACGCTATCGGTGAGATGTTAAAGACCGAGAACGACCGCTACATATACCGCCAGCTGGGGATCGTATGCAGTCGTCAGCAAGGTAAAACTTTTTTGGCCGCTTTGCGTATTTTGGCCGGTATATACCTTTTTGGTGAAAAGGACGTTTTGATGATGTCCGTCAATCGTAAGCTCTCGCTTATTACCTTTCGGCAGATAGACCAGCTCATACGTCAAAGTCCACGCCTACGAACCGAGCACGCGGCTACCTACGTAACCAACGGTAGCGAGCGTATGGTTTTTAAGAATGGGGCTCAGATTAGCGTCGTCGCCGCTACGCCTAACGGCTCGCGTGGTATGTCGTGCGATTTGCTATTCGTGGACGAGTTACGAGCTATTGACCAGGAGACTTGGGACGCGGCCGTGTATACGACCAACGCTCGACGGGCTCAGATACTTACAGTCAGCAACGCCGGAGACAAACACTCTAAAGTCTTAAACGACCTACGCGAGCGCGCGCTGGCTAATAGCTCTAAAGCGCTTGGGTGGTTGGAGTGGAGCGCGCACCCTTCCCGGGCGATTATGGATAAAAAGGGGTGGGTCGAAGCGTGCCCGGCTCTTGGCCATTACCTCGAGCTGGAAACTATCGAGCACCTAGCCCGAACTAATGATCCAATGGCTTTTAGGACGGAAATCCTCTGCCAATGGGTAGACAACACCGCGAGCCCTTTTGAGCCGGGAAGCTTTGAGGCGTGCGCGACCAGCGGCCTTACTATGGTCGAAGGTGGCGAGTTATTCTTTGCTTTTGATAAATCGCATACCCAGCGCTACGCGGTTTTGGTAGCCGGACAAAAGGTCGGCGATACGGTGAACCTTTTCGTAGTGAACGAGTGGGAGAGCCAGCACCCGATAGACGAGGTAACCCTAGCGAGTGATATAAACGCCCTCATTAAACAATGGCGGCCACGGATTACGCTCTACGACCGGTATATGACCCAAAATACCGCTACCTACTTGTCGGCGTCGGGGGCTATGCTGGCCGACTGCTCGGGACGTAGCCAAGTCGAGGCCTCTCACCGTTTCGCACAGATGATGAGCTCCCGGAAACTTGCTCACAATAACGACCCACGACTTACTAGCGCCGTCGCTAACTGCTCAAGCAAAATTACCGAGCACGGTTGGCGATTAGTGCGGCGTAGATCGTCGGGCGAAATATGCGCGGCTATTGCCGCCGCTATGGTCAGCTGGCAAGCCTCACAACCTCAAAGCGTCGCCGTGATGGTCGTCAATTAGACACGCCGGGGCAATACGGACAAATTAAACCAATTTATCGTAAAATGGTTGCGTGGGAATCCTTTCGACGCTAACCTCTGCCTTCGTTCCACCCACGCAGAAAATCGAGGCTCAACTCGCGCCGCCCGTGATGACGGTTCCCGAAATGAGCATATACGGAAACGGTTACAACGTATATGTCACTCGAGCAGAGGCTCTAGCGGTTCCTAGCATTAAAAAGGCGCGCGATCTTATATGCGGAATTGTCGGTACGACTCCGTTTCACTTATACCGTAAAAGTAATGGAGAAGAATTAGGTAACCCGTTATGGTTAGAGCAACCGGACAAAAACCAACCGCGTCAGGTAACTATGGCATACACCGCCGACGCACTCTTCTTTTATGGGGTCGGGTATTGGGAAGTTACGGAACAGTACAATGACGGAACCGGGCGGCCATCTCGTTTTGCTTTTGTTGCTAACGAACGCGTTACTCCTCGTTACAATTTACATAACACGTTAGTAATCGGATACACCGTAGACGGTCAAGTACGACCAATGGACGGACTCGGCTCTCTTATTACTTTCCAGTCGTTAAATGATGGAATATTAAACGTAGGCGGTCGTACAATTCGCGCGGCACTCGACGCGCAATACGCCGCAAGCGTGGCCGCAAAAACTCCGGTACAGACTGGCTATATTAAAAATACCGGCGCAGATTTACCGGAAGATCAAATTGTAGGATTACTCAGCAAGTGGAAATCTGCACGTTTACAAAATAACGTCGGATACTTAAACAGCGCGTTAGATTTTAAGACGACAAGCTTTAGCCCTAAAGAAATGGGCTATAACGAGATGTTGCAATTCCTCGCAACAGAGATAGCACGTATGACTAATATCCCGGCGTATATGTTAAGCGCCGATATGAATAATTCTTTAACTTATGCAAACGTCATAGATGAGCGTCGCCAGTTTGTTGATATGTCGCTCCGTCCGTACATTGAAGCTATTGAGGGACGCTTATCTATGAACGATATAACCAATTCTCAAAATTACGTACGCGCAGGGCTAGACGACGGGTTCCTAAGGTCAGACGCTCTTACACGCCTAACCATAATTGAGAAAATGCTGGCTTTAGGACTAATTTCATTAGACCAAGCAAAAGAAATGGAGGATTTAACGCCCAATGGATCAAGCGAAATTACTAACCTTTAGCGGAAGTATCGAAGCAAGCGATTCAGCTCGCCGAGTAATCTCCGGCAAAATTGTCCCGTTTGGTGAGGTAGGACAAACCTCAGCGGGCGCCGTTGTATTTGAGAAAGGCTCTATCGCTATTCCTAACGAGCGATTTAAGCTCCTCCTTGAACACGATCCCAAGCAACCTATCGGCCGCGCTATAAATATTCAACAGACCGACGCGGGTATCTTTGCTCAATTTAAGGTAAGCGAAACCTCTCGAGGTAATGACGCACTCGTAGAAGCTTCCGAGTCCCTACGCGACGGTTTAAGCGTTGGCGTGCTCGTAGACAAAGCAACCGAGCGCGAGGGCGTAATTTACGTTAGCGCCGCCCGCCTCCAAGAGACGAGCCTCGTTCACACCCCGGCCTTCAAGTCAGCCGAAGTTACTACCGTTGCCGCGAGCGAAAGCGAACCGGAAACCACAGAAGAAACCCAACCAACCGAAAGTGAGGCGAGCGTGGAAAACGCTACCCCAACTCCCGAGGTAGAAGCCGAGAAGGTAGAAGCCTCACGCCCTAGCGTCGTAGTGACCGCTATGGAAGTACGTCACCCAATCCGCACAAAGGCGCAGTACCTAGAGCACTCCATTAAGGCGAGCCTTGGTAATGACGACTCTCGCGATTATGTTCGTGCCGCAGACGCTCAAGCGTCAAAGGCTATGAACTTTGCAGATGATTCCTTTACCACTAACCCGGCTTTCTCTCCGGTTCAATACGTCCCAACGGTCGTAGATACTCTTATCGGATCACGTCCAGCTATTGACGCTCTCGGCGGTAGCCGTGCGCTTATGGCCTCCGGTATGACCGTCTCTATCCCGAAAATCACAACACCGGGAACAGTTGCAGAAACCGCAGAAGGTGGCGCACCTTCCGAGCAAGGTATCGTAAGCTCATACGTAAACGCGACAGTAAAGAAGTACGCTGGTTTACAACGCTACTCAGTTGAGCTCATAGAAAGATCAGATCCCAGCTTTTTTCAAGCTATGCTCGACAATATGACACGTGCCTATAACAAGGCAACCGACGCGGCAGTAATCGCAGAAATCACAGCTGGCGGAACTCAAGCGACAGGCGTAGCGGCAACAAGCGCCGGGATTATCTCCTTCGTCTCCACCGAAGTACCTCTCGCATATGCGGCAACAGGTGAACTACCGACTGCCTATATCGCTGGCACTTCTCAATGGGGTCTCCTAATGGGTGCGGTTGATTCAACCGGTCGTCCAATTTACAACGCGGGAAGCCCGTACAACAGCGGCGGAAACGCAAACCCACAAAGCCTACGCGGGAACGTGCTCGGCCTTGATCTTTACGTAGACGCTAATATGGTTTCAACAACCATTGACGAGTCAGCGTTTATTTGCGTTCCTTCAGCTATCGCAATTTACGAGAGCCCGGTTCTCCGACTCTCCACCAACGTCCCAACCTCAGGTGAAATCGAGACAATGCTCTACGGATACCTAGCTACTAAGACACTCGTAGCCGGTGGCCTCCGTCGTTTTAACCTCACCTAATACAAACCTAGACCCCTACCCTCGCGCCTAGTCCCGCGGGGGTAGGCCTCAACGAGTAAGGAGTCCCGAGTATGGCGGCAACGTATATAACCAAAGCGGAGCTACGTACAATTTTGGGGATCGGGACTCTTTACACGGACGCGGTAGTCGAAGAAGTCTGCCAAGCGGCCGAGGATTTAATCAAGTCGTTTTTATGGTTTAACAACGTGCCGGTATCCGGCCATCAAGTAGCAACGACTAACGTAGCAACTCTTACGACCCCAATACCTCACGGCTTCAACGTCGGACAAACTATTACCGTCACCGGGTGCGCGGCGCACTATAACGGCTCAAAAACGATCACCGGCGTAACTCCTTTTACTTTGACTTATGCAATAAATAATCAACCAAAAGAAGATTTCCACCTTATCCGGCCTTACGGCAAGATTCAGGGGCCTTTTCACGCCGACGACTACGCGACGGTTCCAGCGGTGCGCGAGGCTTCCGCTACCGTAGCCGTCACGATATGGCAGAGCCGACAAGCTCCGGGATCAGCGGTCGCCACTATTGACGGATACCTACCGAGCCCATTCACTCTCGGGAACGCACTCCTCGGCAAAGTACGCGGGATACTTGCGCCTTACCTTGCGCCTTCCGGTATGGCGGGCTAATGCCAGCGACCATAACGACGCTACGAGCCGACCTAAAAACCGCACTCACTAACGCGGGAGTGTGGGACGTTTACTCGTACCCACCGCCTACGCCAACAGCGAACAGTATTACGATCGCACCCGACGAGCCCTATATCCGCGTACAAAGTAACCAAAAGCTCGCCATAGCTCCGGTCGTACGCTTCAAGCTTCTATTAGCGGTACCTCTCTTTGATAATCAAGGGAACCTTACGCAGATAGAAGATTACATAGTCGCTCTAATGGCAAAGATGGCCGCCGCTACGACTCTCACAATCCACGTCGGAGACTTTAGCGCGCCGGGCATATTGGAAACCCCAAGCGGCAATTTATTACAGACCGAGCTACCTATCGAAATCATTACAGGTTGGAGTTAAATAATGGCTACTTACAAAGTGCTAACAGACAATGAGCTTGCGGGAGTTGGTCAGGGTGGAACCCTTACCGACGCTCAGCTAGAAGGCTGGGACGTCCCCGGTCTTGTTAAAACCGGCGTACTCGAAGAGGTTGCGTCGGCACCTACCAAGAAAGACAAGGAGTAACAAGTGGCCGTTTATTTTGCACAGAACAGCTATTTTAAGTTGGGGACGTACGATCTATCTACCGTCGTGCAATCCATTAGCTTAAATATTAACTATGAACAACTCGACGTCACAGCTTCCGGCGATCAGTCAAGAAAGTATCTCAAAGGTTTAGCGGCTCATCAGATTTCCGGGACGCTATATCTCGATCAAATTGCAATCGGAACAGGAGCTACCCGAGCAGTCCTTGATTCACTTAAGGGAACCTCGGCCGCTTTTGAGCTCGCACCTAATGGTTCGACCGCTGGGTCTACTAATCCGAAATACACGGGCTCTTGCTTCGTCAATGCTTACACTCCGGTAAACGGAACTATCGGCGACGTGGCAACGATTGATTTTACGTTTGATTGCACGACCGACGTAACTATCGTTACGGCGTAACGGACTAGAAAGGGCTAGAAAATGGCAAAGTTAATAATCACGCGTAACACCGGGGTAGTCGAACACTACGAGATTACCCCGGCTATCGAGGTAGCTTTCGAGGCTTACGCCAAGAAAGGCATTAACCGAGCTTTTAGAGAGGACGAAAAACAGACCGACGTTTACTACTTATGCTGGGAAGCGATTAAACGCTCCGGGCAGACAGTCCCACCGTTCGGCGAGGCTTTTCTCGAGACTCTCAAAGCCGTGGAGGTAGCAGAGAGCGACCCTTTAGGTGGGTGAGCGATCAACAGACGCTCACGTATCAGATAGCGGCGATAGCAGTAGAGACAGGAATAGCACCGCAAGCGTTAGCCGAGACAACCCCGGAGATGTTAGCGGCAGTTTTTAGAGTATTACACGACAGAGCGGAGGCGGTGAAACGTGCCAGCGGCAACAAGAATAGACGGACTAGATGAAGCCGTGGCCTATCTCAAGCTCTTTGATAATGAAACTCTTAAGGCTATGAATAAAGAGATGTATTCGGTAATGAAAGACTTGGTGCAAGAGACGCGAGGTATGGTTCCCGGCACTTCTCCTATGTCCGGGTGGGAGAAAAAGTCCCTTACTGGTGCCAAGTGGGGAACGCAGTTAAACTTCACCCCGTCAAAGATTCGTACCGGAGTCCGTTCCAAAATTGGCCCGGTTCGTAATAAATCACTTAACACCCGCGAACGCGCTTACTTACTCATCAACGCAAACCCCGCCGGAGCTATTTACGAAACCGCGGGACGAAAGACCGACGGGGCAACTCCTCAGGGTCGGCAGTTCATTAAAAATATCGAGGAGCGCTCGGGTATGCGCGTAATCGGTAAGCAAGGCCGTCTAGCGTGGAGAGCCGCGATAAATAACCGCGCAGAGATAACGGTCAAAATGGGCAGAGTAGTAGCAAAATATCAAGATATGATAAACCGCAGACTGGCTAGGTACTAATGGTTATTAAAGTCCCGATAGCGATTACCTATAACAACAAAGGCACGAAAGCCGCTACTCGCGATATTAAAGGCCTCGAGAAAACTCTCAAGCGTTTTGGCCTAGCTTCTAAACTTTCCCTTGCCGCCGCTACGACTGGTTTAACCGTATTCGCTAAGCGCTCGGTAATGGCCGCGGCCGCCGATGACAAAGCGCAAAAGTCTTTAGCTCGTAGCCTTAAAAACCTCGGCTTGGCCTACTCAAGCGTAAACGTCGAAAAGTTCGTCAAAGATACCTCGCTCGCTACCGGAGTAGCCGACGATCAACTACGCCCGGCTTTCCAGCGTCTCGTTACCGCTACCGGCTCAGTTACTAAGAGCCAAGAGCTTCTCAACCTTGCGCTCAACGTTTCGGCGGGTACGGGCAAAAGCCTAGAGTCGGTCACGACTGCACTCACTCGCGCCTATCTAGGTAATACGACTTCTCTCGGCCGTCTCGGTGCAGGGCTCACAAAGGCAGAGCTCAAGACCGGAGACTTCGAAAAGCTCACCGCAAAACTAGGCGTATTATTCGCCGGTCAAGCGACGGAAGCCGCCGAAAGTTACGCGGGCAAAATTGACCGTTTAAGAATAGCGGCGAGCGAAGCCTCGGAGGTTATCGGTACCGAGCTCCTTAACTCCGTCGAGCGCCTCACCGGAGAAAATGGCGTAGGAGACGCGGCCGATCAAATGACCCGGTTCGGGGATTCGACCGCTAACGTCATAGCCGGAGTAACGACGGTTATCGAGAAACTCAAGCCGCTGGCCAAAATTGTTGGAGCTCTTAATATTGACCTAGCTAAAGTCGGCAACATAGCCGGTACTGGCAAGTTTAATAAAGGGATATTGCCAATACTTAACGACGTAGGTAAGGCTTCACGTGAAACACCTATGCGTCCAAACGCTCGAGCTATCGAGCGAGAGTCTTTAATCGCTCAGGAAAAAGCGGCTAAGCTGGCAAAAGCAACGGCGGCGGCAAAAGCGAAAGAGTTATCCGCCCAACGAGCTTTAGCTATGAGCAAGAAACTAGGGGCCAAGTTTGACCAAGAAACGATAGCAATAGAAGCCGCACTCAAGGGCAAGCTATCCGACGAGGATCGCGCCCGGCTTTTGGCTATGAAAGCACTCAAGAGCGAAGTTAAAACCGATGACGAGAAGGCTCTAGTAGAGCTTGAGGCTTTACAAAAAAAAGCGGCCTCCGCCGAAATTGCCCGTATTAAAGAGATAGAGGCGGCTAATACCGCGGCTAATCAAAAGCGAAAGAGTGAGCTAACAGCGCTTCAAGAGTGGCTAGCCTCCAACCCGCTTAATGCTTATATAAACGTTATTACTCCCGGCGGTAGCGTGGGTATGGTGCCTAGCTCTTTTGGCGCTCCTTCTGGCAACGCTCAAAGCGCACCACCTCCCACCAATGCTAGTAGCGTGCCAGTTGGCGCTATGACCGGAACAAGTGCGGCAGGGGCTCCAAACGTTACGGTAAACGTAAACGCCGGAACCATAGCCGACGAGAATAAACTTACTTACATAATTGCCGATCAGATAGTTAAGTACGTTCGCTTCGGTGGAACGACAGCACCCGCCGGGTTTATCTAATGGCACTACCCGCCGTCAAGGTAGTAGTTAATTTTAGCTCGGGAGCGAGTTTTGGTCAGACTATGGTTCTTGGCACGGGCATACTCGGACAAGACGTATTAGGCGACGCGGCCGCTCTTATTGTGGACGTTTCCGCGCAAGTCCAAAACGTACAGATAACTAGAGGCCGAAACCTTCTCACCGAACAATTCCAAACCGGCACGGCGACTATCACTATTGCGGATCAGCTGGGCTATTGGAACCCCCAATCGGTTACGTCTCCCTACTACGGCCAGCTTTTACCGCTTCGTAAAATACAAATTAGCGCCGTAGACCCGGCGACTTATACCTCGTATTACTTATTCTCGGGTTATATCACCTCCTACAATTACCGACAAAGCCAAGACGTCGGAGAAGTCTCAACGACCACCCTTACGGCTTTAGACGCGACTCAGCTCCTCACTTTGGCCACGGTTTCGACCGTAACGGGGGCAGTAGCCGGAGAGACAACCGGCGCTCGCTTTGGGCGTATTCTCGATACGATTGGTTGGCCAAGTGGCCAGCGGGACGTAGATACCGGGTTAACCACGGTCCAAGCCGACCCCGGCACCGCTCGCACCGCCTCCGGCGCACTTGGAACCGTCGCTCTTACCGAGTTTGGCGCTTTCTATATTGACGCGGCAGGTAATGTGGTCTTTCAGGATCGCAACGTAACGGCGGGCTCTATTGCGGGCACTCCGACCGCTTTCGTGGATACCGGAGCCGGTATTCGCTATTCAAACGCAGATTTTAAGCTGGACGATTCGCAGATATTCAACCAAGCCAACGTAACCGCCGGAGCTATTACGGCCACCTATAAAGACCAAACGTCCATAGATACGTACTTTTTGCACTCCTACGACGCGACTAATCTCCTAATGCAGACCACCACCGCGGCCGACGACTGGGCTCGAGCTATGGTTGCTAGCCGAAAAGATACGACGATTCGGTGCGACTCGATAACCCTGAACCTCAATACTCCGAGCTACACCTCGGGAATTACCGCCGCTTTAAGCTTGGACTATTTTGACCCGATTACCGTAACGCAGACTCAACCGGGAGCCTCAAGCATTACTAAGACTTTACAAATATTCGGAGTCGCGCACTCGATTAACTACCTCAACCAAAACTGGTTTACGCGGTTTACTACCGCCGAGCCTATTCTCGACTCGTTTATATTAAATAACGCGCTTTACGGTGTTTTGGATCAAAACGTACTATCATACTAATAGGGGGATAAGTGGCAAAACAGACTTTTACAACGGGCTCGGTACTAACCGCCGCTCAAATGAACACGTTACAGGCAAACGACTATAACCAAACCGTAAGCCAAAAAACCGCTTCGTATGTTCTCGTAGCGGCCGACGCAGGTACTCGTATCGAGATGAACGCGGCCGGAGCGACAACCGTTACCGTTAATACGGGTTTATTTACTGCCGGAGATACGTTATTTATCCAAAATATTGGAGCGGGTGCGTGTACGGTTACCGCTGGCACAGCGACAGTTAATAAAGCAACTGGTGGATCACTTACCCTTTCTCAGTATCAGGGAGGGACACTTTATTTTGTATCCGCTTCCAGCGCCATATTTTTTGCAGACGCTGGATACACGCCGCCACTTACAACAAAGGGCGACCTTTTTGGTTTTGATACAGCCGCCGCGCGTATTCCTATTGGTACAAATAACCAAGTATTGACGGCGGATAGCACGCAAGCTTTGGGATTAAAGTGGGCGAGTCCAACGACAACCCTTTCGGGCGTTTGGGCTTACGCTTCCGCAGGTACTACTGTGACGTCGGCGACTAATACGGTAATAGCTTTTGCGGCAGAAGTTTATGATACGGACGGTTATCACGACAACGTTACAAATAACAGTAGAATTACTATCCCCGCTGGACTAGGTGGGAAATTTCTCGTCAGCGCTTTAATTTCTTTTCCAGGAAACGTTTCAGGATCGCGTTTATTAGCAATCAACAAAAATGGATCAACAGGGAACGATTTTTGCATACAATTACCAACCAGCTCGGTAAATGAAAATTTCACTATAACTTATACCAACGTGATAAGTTTGGCGGCCGCTGATTATATAACTTTGACCGCTTATCAAACAAGCGGGTCTACTCTCACCACGCGGTCAGGTGACCCAACGGCGGGAAATATAAGCACTTGGTTAAGCGTCAACAGATTAGGAGCATAATGTATTTTTCAAAACCTGAATTGTTTAATGGCGACCAATTCCAAAATGAATTAAAAGAAAACAACATTGAATTTATTGGTTTTGTCTTTGTTGAAGGCGAAGAAATTAAAATTGAAACTAATGAAAATAATAAGAAAAAAATAGAGGATTTGATAAAGTTACA